GCATCACTTAAGACAACCCTCACTAAGTTAGACTTGATAGGATAGGTTCCGACAGAGTATAGCTTTCTTTCGTTTTCATTTACAGCGTCAAAATTAAACTTGAGCCTTCTATCTCCAATCATGGTACCAATAAATGTCTCAGAGTCAGGATTGAGAGTGCACCTAGGATATTGCTCCAGGATCTCAGGAGATTTGTCAGTATCATCGTATTTACGAACAAAAACCGTAAATGTACTGTAGGGATCTAACGGGTTAGTTGACCCTTTGACGTTAGCAATTGAAATTTTAATTTTATCATTAGCATATATTCCATCATCCAAAGCCTCGAAGTAAAATAGGTCAAATTCTTTGTTTCCATAAGGCTGTGATATGAACATAGTTGTTCTTGGCGTTGTATATCGTGTATCAAATCTTCCGAAAGCATTTAAAAACGTGTCGCCGGCGGGATTATGCCCTGAGATGTTTGAAGATCCTGAAAGCATTGCAACACCCACGCCACTATTTGTAACAGTCGCAATTGAAGCGGGTACATCATATGCTGCATAGAGCAAATGCTGTTCTTCTTCGAATTTATCAGGATTAGTATTTAAAATATTTCTAACATAATCTTTGTCACGAGGATCCAGTGATGCTGTAAATACCTTAACACCTGCCTGTGAATCAGTTGTTGAAAATGAATCAGATGAAGATGAAACAAACAATTTAAACTTATTCAGCATTGTTCCAGCAGATCCAAGAGTTGCCGTTTCACCCACAGCTGGATCTAAAGAATTAAGTGCACTAGCAAATTCTGAGCCGCTGAGCACACCTACTGCTGAATCATTCGTAGTAAAGATAACTGCTCTTACGAGATTGACAAATCCATCAGCTCCTCCACTAGGAAAAGAATCGTTGTCAGTAAAGTACCTTGGAGAATAAACCTCAGAAGCCGACACATAGTGTCTTGCAGCGAGAATTTGAACTGCTCCTTTTACTTGCCTGGGATCTGTTGTCACAGGTGATAAAACAAAACCAGCATTTTTCACAGATCCCTGATTCTCAGTTGTTGAAATATCCGACGAAGATGAATTAGAACCTCCGCCTAGAATTCTCACATAAGTTACAGCATCTTTATGCTTTAAAAATTCATTAACTGCATATGGGCCGAACATTTTTGAGTCTAAGGACCCAAGCTTTGTTTTGAATGATTCTTCTGTCACAGTAACAGGTACGAATGCGGGGCCTTTTTGTGACAGTCCAATAATTCCCGCGGGTGTTCCAAGAGGTGGACTAACACGTTGAGTTGCGTCCACTTCCTGCTGAAATACCCCGGGAGATCTAAAAGTCTTTTCTGCCATGTGATTAATCTCCTGTGCAGCGATCGCTATATTAACATAATAATTATAGAGGGAGAACTCAAATGTCCTTAGATCTCACCAATCTTATCGATTATTCGTGCGCTGACAACAGTCTCACCTTGACGTTGATTTCGGGTAAGAACCTTTAAGTACTCAATTTCATCTTTTCCAGAGAAAGGATTCCTAATCTTGTTTACTGCTTTTAAGTAAGTCATTCTTGGGTCTTCTACTTCGTTGCCGGCTGGATTTATTTGTTCAATATCTGACAGTGTGAATTTGCTGATATCACCTGTAGGATTGGGTAATCGCGGGGGGTGGTTGACAATTTCAGCATTTGCTGTGTACATATCAAAGCTTACGTCTGGCGCAGAAACATAACTTCTTATTGGTGACATTTGGCCTGGATTTTGTGTGGCGACAATATAAGCAGGTACTGTCATATTAAACGTATACCTAACAATTCTCTCTTCTTGAGAGAAGTCATCAAAGTTATCTCCGCTTCGAACTTCATTTGCCGGATAAGCTACAAACCAGTACCCTTTATCTGTCTCGATTCTAAATTGATTCCTGTTCCCTGTGTATGAACTAACGAACTTTTCTATAAGTTGGTTCATATGAGACATGTATTGTGTCCAGAATGTAACCTCGTAACTCACAGATATAAAATGAGGGAAAGGTATGGTTAAGATCTCAAAAATATTGTTACCTAAGTCCGGGGCCAGCAATTTTCCGGTTTGAACATCTACAGTTTCTTGAGATCGGGGGCGGCGGGAACTAACTGTTCCTGGGTCGGAAGATTTTGGATTAGCGCTGTTAAGATTATGTGAAGAATCAGCGACGTTATCCTGATTTTTAAAACTGGGCTTGTTCAGCAAGTTTTGGTATCTCGGATCTTTGCTACTTAATCTTTTCTTGATAACCAAGTCGCCGACGTCTGCCAATCTTTCTGTTGACGGAGCTTGATCGATTCCTGTTCGTCGAATAGAGATTACTGGTAAAATCAGGGCACCTGCGGAGTCCCGAATTGGTTTTCGTCTTTTTACAATTGCAAATCTTTCACCTGTGGCAAAAACAACAGGGACTGTAAGCGTTTTGCTTTTATTTTCAACATTGAAATTAAGCTGCTGGTCGAAAAGATTAAAGAATGCTTTGTCAATATCTTCTAACCCGCAAGGAGGTAGATGAAAATCAGTCGGGATATTATTACCCTCTAAGCCTGAAGGGATAAATTGGTTGGCGCCGCCTGGTTTTTTTAAGCTATCTCTAGTTGACATCTTCTTACTCACTCATCATAAAAAGCAGAGCCTGCACCGGAGTCATCACCCTTGGGCGAAACTTGATGAGGACCTGAAGCATTTTTCTCAAGAACACCTTTTTCTTGGAGCGCACGAACATCTCCAGTGACGCCCTCTTCATTAGTCTTAAACCCTCGCTGTTGAACGAATGTTTTTTGAACAGCATCAGGATCACTGTATTTTTCATCTGTTGGTCCGATAACATGTGTAAGAAACTGCTCTTTACGTGCCTGCTTACCAAGAATCCTAAAGCCTTCACCGTGCTCGATTTGACCGAACAAATTCTTCATTGTTGTAGCTGAGGTTATCTCAAAGAAAACTTCGCCGTAAGAGAAGAAATCTCCCACGTCAATCACGATTCCCTTGTCAATCAAATCTCTTTTTTGTATATAAGCCTCGATATTTGCCATCTCATCGATTCCGAACTTACCTGACTTATACGTGGGTTCTTTATAGCTAACAAAGCAATTTATTTCGACTGGGTTGTCAAATATTTTCTCAGGTGCTTCGTCATAAAGTTCATTTATCTTAGTCTTTGACAAAGAAATAGAGTAGTAATAGATCTTCTGACCTACAACATCTTTTATGAGCTCTTTGGTCAAGTCATTGACCAAGTCTATCTCTCTAGGTGTAATGAAAAGCCTTGCCAATTTTTAACCTACCCCATTGTAATTGCTCTTCCGTTTGGAACCGGAATTGTTTTGAGCTGTTTTTGAATATTCTCTGATTTTGTAGCATTCATTTCAATGATTTTATCGTAAGTAAGAGAATCAAGCATTTCTCTAAGTTTAGTTACTAAATCTTTCTTATCTTCTCTGCCTTGTGTTACTAGGGCTGAACCGTCTAATGTCACACTAGAGTTAGGGACAGGCACTGTTCCAAATTTCGACCTTACATGGCCGAGGAGCTCAGTTGATAAAGCAAGTGTATATTGTCTTACCCATTGGCGGCCGATGCTATTCACTCTTTCATACTGCAAGTCGCCGAAAGGAATGTTAGATAGATTTGAGACACCCTCAATAGTTCCGTCAGCAAAAGGTGGATTTAAAGGATCAGGTGCAAAACCTACACGGACCCAAAGCTTTCTATTTGTTTGATCACCGGTGGGCATTGGAAAGATCCTAATCTTGGTTCCAATTACCTTGTAATAGTAATTAGATCTTCGAACCCTATGAGAAACATTCATTTGACCAGCACGAAGTATGTCTTCGAAAACTGGTAGAACATAAAACATTGTTTCAGGAGTAAATGATTCAAAAGAGAATTCATTATTAAGGTAATTAATAGCTGACGTTGTGTCAAAGAATCGATAGGCTGCCTGCGGGTTGAAGTGAAATACTTCTTGTATCTTCATTCTTGTACTGTATACATTAAGTGGGGAATCAAACAAAAGAGAGCCATCGTCTTGTTTCAAGTTGTCATATAAGTCATAGTCTTGTTGCCCTGCGATAAGCGAAATGGATCCAGATAATGAATTATAACTTCCTCCAACTGAAGCTTCGAACGCGTAGGGTTCTGCTTGCCTTGCCAAGAACTCTAGAGTATCTCTTGGGTATTTTTGTTCTGATCCCGACATTGAACCTGTTGCAGTTCCAAGAAAAGTTGATATCTGTGATCTGGCTTGGTACTCATTTACAATTTGACCATACTGGAAGAAAGATTCCTCGAAGCAGGCCCAGACCTGTTTTTTGGTAAGCTCAACAGACAATATGTCATCACCGAGCTTTCTTTTAACAAAAGTGACCATGTTGTCAGCTTCTGTTTGAAAGACTGTATCAGAATCAAAAGCACCAAATGGTGTCGGACTTAATGTATTTGCAAATGTTGCCACGTGCATCTCTCCTTAAGTGCCCAAATGGACATAACTAAGTATCAACGAAAAGAAGATACCTTACTGTAACTTTGATTACTACTTGAAGTTATTTTCCCTTCAAGCACTTTCCAGTTTTAAAAAATGATACTCTTCAAGCAAAGACAAGAAAGGGGCCCACAAGGAGCCCCTTTCCCTAGGTTGTAAACCGTCTAGATCTTTATAATCGCTTAGATTACGTTAAGATCCATAACCGTTACAGTACCGTAGAAGTCAGAACGAACCATCTTCTTACCGTAGCGAGTCATCACGCCCTTGCGAGGTGTGAAGTCTTCTGGTGCGAAAATGGTAGGTGTGACGATCAGTGGCACGTAAGGAGCATAGACGTAACCAGTCTCAAGGTAGCTACCGCCCTTGTAACCAACAAGAATCTTGTTGCGTGGGAAGTAGGGGTCTTTGTAGACTGTGAAACGGTTGCTCAACGTACCGACCTTCTCAGCGCCCAATGTGAATGGGGAGCTGACCTGACCTTCGCCGTCCAAGCTGTAGTTTGCACGGTAGAGGACAGATGCCTCAAGCATTGTGCAGACGTCAGGGGATGTAACGACAAAGTTTGCAGATCCACGAAGTGTCTTACGGTGAATGGTATTTGCGACATCGATGATTGTCTCAGTCAGTGTCTCGTACCATTCGCGAACTGTACCAGTAAAGCGAGGTCCTGCGGAAAGAGCGCTGCCCATGAGGACTTCGCCACCTGTTTCCTTGTTAACGAACTTACCAGGAGCGCGGGACCAGTAAAGGTTGGCGCCGTTAGCTTCTGTAAGAAGGTCATTAAGAATCTCACGATCGATCTCAAGAGCAACTTGCTCAGAAAGGATCTGGGTCAACTCAACCTCAGCGTCAAGGCTGTGGTAAGCATTAAGATCCTGTGCAAGCTCTGGAGACCAGCGAGCGCGCAGCTTGCGTGTTGCTGCGGTAACTGCGATGGACTCAACCTTGATGTCAATCTCAGGAATGACTGGGGAAGGAGTTGCACCGAAATCAGATTCGAAGGAAGGAATGGTGAGGGTAGAACCACTGTCACCAACATTCAGGGAATCAGCAATTGCGAAGGATGCTGTGAGGTTAGGAGTAGTAGGATTATCGGCGTGATGGTGAGAGCCAGAAATAACTGCAAGAAGAACTGCGTCAGCTGTGTCTCGTGTAACCAAAGGATTAGCTGTAAACCTACCGCCGGTGTATGTACCAACCTGGTTCAAACGACGAAGGTTGATAACATTTTGTCCACCCTGCCAAGAGTCGTCGAGGACTTTAGCGCCGCAGCCGTCTTGTGCGGAGAACAAAGAGATGTCTTTCGCGTTGGTAAGATCAACTGTATCAGCAAAATTGCTAAGTTCGACAAACAGCAGCTGCCATTTGCCGGCTGCACCTAAGACACCAAATGCGTTGGCTTGATCTTCGATGTTAGTAGTAACTTGAGGATCGAAACCGAGCATACGGCCATCAGTTCCAGTTGCAAAGCAATTTCCACCTAAGATCAGATCGCTGGTGCCGGCGAATGCACCGGAAGCAATGAGTGAGTGGATCAAAGAGGAACTGTGAACCTTGGTGTAGGTTGCGCCTGCGAGATCATACATACCACCTGTTGCAAGAGAACCGGAGCGGACGCCCTTGCCTGTCGGGTTGTTGTAGATAGATTGACCACGACTATATGTTTCCTGGTTTGCGGCTCCTGCGTCACCTGTTGTAAGGGATGCATCACCACCGACGTTGGAACCGTAGGTGTAATCAAGGTAAAAGAGCAGTCCGGAAGGAA